ATGTTTGATGTAGAATATCAGTTTGCCTTAAATGAATTGTATAATGTGGCTGCTGGTAATCTAAAAAATTATGTATTTTCTCAACAACATCTTGCAATGATTAATAACCTTTTTACTGGAATGCCTAGATTTCGATTTAATCGACATCAAGACAAAGTATATCTGGATATTGATTGGGGAGAAGATATAGGAATAGATGATTTTTTTATAATTGAAGCGTATTCATCGATAGACCCCGACACACATACAGATGCTTATAGTGATTTGTTTCTCAAAAGATATACAACCTCCCTTTTTAAAAAACAATGGGGTCAAAATTTAATTAAATTTGAAGGACTTCAGCTACCAGGCGGCGTTACACTTAATGGGAGACAATTATATGATGATGCTAATACAGAAATAGAAAAAATTGAAGAGGAAATGCAGTTAAGGTATCAATTGCCTGACGATTTTATGATAGGATAAAAATGGCAACTAACCATTATTTTAATAATTTCGGAGCTGATACTGCTGATCAAAAACTTATAGAAAACATTATCATTGAATCTATTCAGACTTATGGTATTGATGTTTACTATATGCCAAGAACTCAAGTCAATACTGATTCAATCTTCGGAGAAGATCGAATTTCTAAATTTGAAGATGCTCGACAAATTGAGATGTATATTAAGAGCGTTGATGGATTTGAGGGAGACGGAACTTTTGTCAGCAATTTTGGACTAGAAGTAAGAGATCAGATTACCTTCACTGTTTCTCGGCGCCGATTTCAAGAATTACAATTTGAGGGGGATAATCGAGATAAAGAACCAACAGAGGGAGATTTAGTTTATTTTCCTTTGACAGAATCCCTCTTTCAAATTATGCACGTTCAAGGATATAATACGTTTTATCAAACAGGCGCATTACAAACATTTGATTTAGTATGTGAACTCTTTGAATATGCTGATGAAGCAATTGATACTGGAATAGATGATCTTGACAAAATTGAAAGAGAAGAATCTTACACAATTGAATTTACATTGGGGTCTGGATCTGGTACATATAATGTAGAAGAAAATGTATATCAGGGAACTTCTGGTTATGCTAATTCTAGTATTAAAGGAGAAGTTTCTAATTGGGATTCAGGCACATCTACATTAAAACTTATCAATGTAATTGGAACATTTTCTACTTCAGATAATATCTATGAAAGTCCATATAGTATTCAATTAGAAGATGATTCAACTCTTTTATTAGATGATGAGGATATTAGTACACCAAATTCATCGACCGAAGGTAAACCAATTTGGGAATCTACAGCATCATTTGCTATATCTACCTTTGATGATCAAGAACAATCTACAGATCCATCGGCGAATAATGTTGCAATTGAGACTGTTGCGGATTCTATAATTGACTTTACAGAAGGAAATCCGTTCAGTGAAGGTAATATTTAATGTTAGGCGTAACTTACTATCACCAAACAATAAGAAAATACGTTGCTGTTTTTGGTACTCTTTTCAATGATCTTAATATTGAAAGAACAAACTCTTCTGGAACTGTTACAGAAAAAATAAAAATTCCACTTGCGTATGGTCCAAAACAAAAGTGGTTATTGGCAATGTCCGATACTACTGCATCAAGAAAGGTAACAGCAACACGATCTCCAAGAATGGGGTTTGCTCTTACTAGTGTAGATTATGATTCTGTCAGGAAATTAAATACTGTTGGAAAAAATTGGGCAGCAAATTCTTCTCTATCTACTACAACATCTTTACTTACTCAATTCAATCCTGTTCCATATAATTTTGCATTTGATCTATTCATTTTAGTTAAGAATGCTGAAGATGGTACACAGATATTAGAGCAGATTCTTCCTTATTTTACTCCAGAATTTACGGTGACTGTCAATACGATTCCAGATATGGGAATCAAGGCGGATATTCCAATTGTTCTTAATAGTTCAAGTGTAGCGGATGAATATGAAGGAGATTTAGCCACTCGGCGAACAATCACGTGGACACTTTCTTTTACTCTGAAGGGTTACATCTATCCAGACATAAAATCTAGTTCTATTATTAAAACAATTGAAGTCAACTTTAGAATTCCAGCAACTGCAGTTCCTACTACAGATCTTTCAAATTACATTTTAATGGAAAGCGGTTCAGCAAGTGCTCCAGTTTATATTCAAACAGATGGTTTACTTATTGCTGGGGGTGGAATCATGTTTGATGGAGATTTGGTTGCTGGCGGTACTGTATTGAATGAAGATGATGGTGGAATTTATTTAGACGGACTTGAAACTGCGGGTGGAAGAATTGTTACAGATGGTCTTGCTTATAGGGGATATCTTTATACTGAGGATGGTAATCAAATCACAGCAGAAAATGGAAATCTTTATATTGGAGATGATTATGAAGATGTAATTGCAACATCCGTGACTATTCTATTGGAAGATCAAGATGGAGCTATTCTCACTGAAGATTTTGCTGTTGGAAGTTCTGATAATGCTGGCATCATTCTTTTGGAATCTACAGTGATAGAAATACGTGGTGGTTCAGTTCAACTTGAAGACATGGACGGTAGAATAATTACAGAAAATATTCAAATACAAACAGATGGAACTACAAGAATTATAAATGAAAGAGAAGATGACGGGATTGCAGATGCTACAATTAAAACAAGATATACAGTCGAACCATCTCCAAGTACTGCAACTGCCGATGATGATTATGGATTTAGTGAAACATTTGAATTTTTTCAAGATGGTAGAGAAAATGATCCAGCTACAGGTGATGATTATACATGATAAATGAAATAGATGAAAATTTAGACAACATTTTAGAAATTGCAGAGAATCTTCCCAAAGTAACAAGGGGAGTTCCCCCAAGAGTCATGCCTGAAATTAATGGCGTGGAAGAAGATACAGACTTCAGATATACAAGAGAAAATTTATATAATCTTCTTGAGCGGGGTCAAGATGCGGTAGAAGAACTTTTAGAAATTGCTAAACAATCAGAGCATCCAAGAGCATTTGAGGTGGTGGGTCAATTAATAGGAAAATTGACGGAAACAAATAAAGAACTTATGGGATTACACAAAACTAAAAAAGAATTAAGTATAGAAAAGAGTGGTGGTGATGTTAATGTTAATAACGCAGTATTTGTGGGATCTACCGCTGAATTACAAAAGTTATTGAAGTCTAAAAGGACTTAAATAAGAGTTGTTAAGGAAAAAACTTAATGAAATCAGCGAATTATCTAGGAAATCCTAATTTAAAAAATGTGGGTCAGAAGATAAATTGGACAGAAAAACACCTTACTGAATACATGCTCTGCAAGGAAGATTCTGAACACTTCATACGCAATTTTGTCAAAATTATTCATGTTGACCGCGGCCTTGTGTCATTTGAAATGTATGATTATCAAAAAGATATGGTACATACGTTCAATGATAATCGTTTTGTCATTTGTAAGATGCCTAGACAAACAGGAAAAAGTACAACTATTATTGCTTTCCTTCTTCATTATGTTCTTTTTAATGAAAATGTCAATGTTGCTATTCTTGCAAACAAAGGAGCTGTTGCCCGTGAACTTCTTAGTAGACTTCAACTTGCATATGAACATCTTCCAAAGTGGTTACAGCAAGGAGTAGTAATATGGAACAAAGGAAATATTGAATTAGAGAATGGTTCCAAGATTTTAGCATCAGCTACTTCTGGATCTGCCGTTCGAGGTAGTTCATTTAATATTATCTTTCTTGATGAGTTTGCTCACGTCCCTTCAAATATAGCAGAACAATTTTTTACTTCAGTTTATCCTACTATTTCTTCCGGTGAATCTACAAAAGTTCTTATAGTATCTACTCCACTTGGTATGAATATGTTTTATAAAATGTGGGCAGATGCGCTAGAGAAAAGAAATAACTATGTACCTGTAGAAGTACATTGGTCAGAAGTTCCTGGTAGAGATGAAAAATGGAAACAAGAAACAATCAAAAATACAAGTGAGGTTCAGTTTACACAAGAATTTGAATGTGAATTTATAGGATCTACACATACTTTGATTAATGCAGCTAAACTTCGAACGATGGTTTTCAAGACTCCAATATTTTCCAAGAATGGATTGGATGTATATGAAGAACCAATCAAGAATGCATTATATTGCATGGTAGTAGATACTGCACAAGGAAAAGAACAAGATTACTCAGCAATATCCATTTTTGATATATCTCAGATTCCTTATCGACAAGTAGCAAAGTATAGAAGTAATCAAATTTCACCAATGTTGTATCCCGATATAATTTTCCAAATTGGTAAAAAATATAATATGGCATGGATACTTTTGGAAGTGAATGATGTAGGATCACAAGTTGCTGAAACATTACATTATGATTTGGAGTATGAAAATATTATAGTGTCTTCTATGAAAGGTAGAGCGGGACAGCAAATTGGTGGTGGTTTTTCAAAGAACATTCAGCTTGGAATTCGAACAAGTAAACAACTCAAGAGAATTGGTTGTTCTACATTGAAAGAAATGATAGAATCTGATAAACTTATAATATCAGATTTTGATACAATTTCAGAGTTGACAACTTTTGCTGTAAAACATAATTCTTATGAAGCGGAAGAAGGTAGTAATGATGATTTAGCAATGACATTGGTGATTTTTTCTTGGTTGGTTCAACAAAGGTATTTTAAGGATTTAACAGATCTAGATATAAGGAAAAAGCTGGCAGATGAACAGATGAGAGCGTTGGAGGAAGACCTTCTCCCGTTTGGAATTATTGACGATGGAAGAGATGTACAAACCTTTACAGACAATTCCGGAACTACTTGGACCGTCGATGAAAGTTCGAGAGAATATTTTTAAAGTGCTGGGCCTTCTGCTATTTTTAGATTTTGAATTAATTTTTTAGCATCTGGATGTACCCTAGTTGAATTATACTTCAATCGAGATTCACTTTTTGAACATACAATTAAATGTTCTGGATTGACACAAGCATTGTTTTGGCATATTTGATGTACAATTAATTTGTCTGGAATTTCTTTATTATAATAAAAGTATGAAAACCTATGTGCGGGTATAGATTTCCCTTGATATGAAAACATCCCATAACCTTGTTGTGTCTTTGATGCTTTCCATAACCAGCAATCATTATTATCTAATTTAGCCACTTTTTTTAAAAATCGATCAATTTCTTTCATTTCACCTCCTTTATAAATATATTTATATCAGAATAAATATTTTTGGTTCTAACTTATGTATTTTATAAATAATCTTAGTAAGAAAAAATATCACTTCACTTATCAATTCATAATAGAGGAGAGTTGAAATGCCATTTCAAGTAAGTCCCGGCGTAAACACATCTGAAATAGATTTAACAACAATAGTCCCAGGAATATCTTCAATAGACGCGGGATTAGCTGGACCATTCCGCTGGGGTCCGGTTAATGATATTACTTTGATAGATTCTGAGAAGCTTTTGGAAGAAACCTTTATGGGTCCAGACGCAAATACATATTCTACATTTTTCACAGCAGCGAACTTTCTTCAATATTCTAGTAGACTTCATATAGTAAGGTCTACTTCGACTGCACAAAAGAACGCTTCTGCTACAGGAACCGTAGTTTTAACTGCTAATAGTTCAGTTTATTATAACACTTATTCTGAATCCGATGGTACTCCAGTTGTAGCTCAAGGTGATTGGCAAGCAAAGTATGCGGGAGAACTTGGAAATAGTTTAAAGGTTTCTTTATGTATGCCCACTAGAGCTAATCTTGTTTCTGGTAATACAACAATTAATGCACAAAATACCGACACTACTATATCTGGAACGGTTGCAGTTGCTACAAGTAATGCAATCACTGGAACATCCACATATTTTGGAGTAGATCTTAGGGTTGGTGATGCTGTAATCATTAATAGTCTATATTATGTCATTGGTGCAATTACTAGTAATACCGCAGCAACAGTAACGGCGGCACCAGCTGTAGCCGTAGATGCTTCAAATACAATAATCAGAATGAAGAGATCAGGGTTTGAAGAACCAGCAAGAAATTTGATTGGAACTGTTAATGTTACTGCAAACAGTACAACAATTACTGGTGGAGCAAATACAACATTTAGTTACCAATTTAATGCAGGAGATATAGTCAAGATAAATGGAGAAGAAAAAAGAGTCAACTCCATTACTAACTCCACAATAATGGTTACTGATTCACCATTTACAAATACAGCAACAGCACAGACATATTCAAGAACATGGGAATACAGAACTGCGGCTGATTGGTCAGGTGATCCAGTAACTACAGAACACTCGGCACGTAGAGGTGCAAACTATGATGAAGTTCATATAGCGGTTATTGATGAAGATGGAGCCTGGACAGGAACCAAAGGGCAAGTACTTGAAACTTACAATGGAGTGTCAGTAGCTAAAGGCGCTAGATTTGAAGATGGAACATCAGCATATTATGTAGATGCTATTAATAG